TGCGGCTCTTAGCTCTGCTAAATACGCTTACGCTGTTAACGTTAACGCAGGTTAATTTAGACTTAACATCGTTAAGGCTACAGGGGGAGGCGGTCACACGCCTCCCCTTATTTAATGATAAGGTAGGAAACTATGACAGAGAAATTTGAAGAAGATTTAGGTAAATATACATATGTTAACTTAGCTCAGGTCAAGGATTATCTTAGCATATCTAGTAATACCCAAAATGCTAGATTATCAAATATCATATCCTACGCTACTGGCGTAATTGAACATTATATAGGTCATGAGTTACTTGCGAATGACTATGTAGAGATTTTTGACGGCGGTAAGTCCTCTGTATTTACGAGTAGACTACCGTTAAATAACGTATATCAAGTAACAGAATTTAATGGAATTGAGCATCAAATGCTTAATGATTGTACCACTATAGGTACTCCTGTAAATAAAATTACCGATCAGTTTAGCTTCGGATTTGTAGGTAATGGTCAGCTTACTACTAGAATTAAAAACTTTGGAGTATCTAGTTTAGACTTAGGCACTTCAGACTATTTAGTAGCTACTACAGTTCCTGAAACTATGAAAATGTATGAAGGCGATTTTACAATTGAGGCTTTTGTAAGAATTGACGAAGCTACCATACAGAATAATGTAATATTCGCAATTAATACTGATGCAAGTAACTATATGAAATTCAGCATGGCTAATCAATATGGATTAGCTTTTGAGTCTAATATTAGTGGTGCTGCTACTGTAGTACGCGGAGCTAATACTTCTATTGAAGCTCAGCAATTTACTAAACGTAAGTGGGCTCACGTAGCTATTTCACGTAAGCTAGATGATGAAAAGTTATACTTACACTATAATGGTAATACTATAGCAAATGCTAGTTATAGCGTATCTAATTTAACTTTTACATCTAATGTGGAAATCGGTACTACGTTTAAAGGTTATATAGATGAGCTTCGTGTAAGCAATAAGGCTAGATATACGGCTAATTTTACTCCTCCTACTAATCGTTTTAGACCTGATGATGATACTGTGTTGCTATTACACTTTGATGGCAAGCAGGGAGCTAAAAACGTATACGATGTACATGGCGCAGTAAGCGACTATACATTCAGTAGAGATCACGGCGAAATAATGAGAGAAAATCTAGCTGGGTCAGTTAAGGGCGGTATAAAAAGAAACTATCCAGCCATGACATTAGCTGGGCCAGCTGCTTTCCAAGGATATCCTAGTGGAGTACGTGTATCTTATCGTGCTGGTTATGAAAATAATACAGTACCTCTTGATATTCAGATGGCTACACTAGACTTTATCAAGCTATTATATAAACAAGACCAAGACAAAAAAGGTTTTACCTTTGAGGGTGAAAGCGGCGATAAATATCCGCTAGCTGGAAGTTTTCCTCCACATATTAGACGCATACTAGATATGTATAGGATCATTATGTAATGGTAGCTGTTAAGACTAAAATAACTTCTAAAACAACCTCTTCTGACGGTAAAATAAAAGTAACCTCTAACGATTCGTTATCTCTAGCTAAAGCTCTTAAAACTTCTCAGCAGTTATATAGTGCGTCTAGGATTGACAGTAAGTATAAATCTGTACTCACGTCTTTAGCTGGTAATCTTAACTCTAAAATAGAGTCAGCTATTGTTAATGAGTTAGGCGGCGGACAAATTAAAGCTGGTTCTGGCGGTTTTTACCCTGATTACTTTTTAAATATTGATGGAGCCGTAGAGTTTAGAGAACAAAAATTAGTAGCTACTAAAGAGACAGATACCGGAGTAGTAAGAGCAAGTAGGGTTGGGCTAGCTGGAGGTAGCGGCATAGCACTAAAGACTGGTAGGCAGCAGCTACTAACAGGTTTTGATACTGAATCTGGTACTCCAGTAGCACAGACTGAAAAGGTGCTAACTACTAGTATTGTTAATAACTTAAAAGCTAATATAGATAATCCTATTAAGCTACTGGACATACTTAATGGTAAAGGTGCCGCTGCTAAGGCTATTAAAAATACCCTAATAACTAAGGCTAATGCTATTGATATACCTGTGCAGTTTCAAGGAGTGCTGCAAAACAGAACTATTAAGTTTACCTGGGCTGATATACAAAAATGTGTTAAATCAGGAAAAATGAAAATACAAGTAACTGTAAAAGATGATACTACTATTAACTTAAACTTATATTTTACAGGTAGTACTATTACTAAAGCTTTAAATGATATGAACAAGGTAGTAATAAAAGAGCTAAATGGATCACTAGGAGTAACTATACTCAAAGCTTTATCAGAGATGACTACTCTAACCTCTGGCATTACCCAAAAAGAAGTAGAAAAGTTTTTACAAGATAATGGTTTTACACATGCATTAGCTTATATAGCAGGATCGGCTATTATATCTCGTGGCACAGTAAAAATTAGTAAACCTAAACAAACTAAAGCTCAGCCTGTTAAGACACAAGGATTTCTGTCTAGTATACAGTGGACAGCACTAGTACAGAATCTGCTTAAAAAAACTATGAGAAAAAGCGGAGCAGCTAGACGACCTAATTTAGTCGAGAGATCTGGAAGATTTAGAGAGAGCATAAGAGTAGTCCCAAATTATAGAGCTAACTTATTAAAGTTTTATTATCTGCCTCTTTATAGTCACTTACAGGCTTATGGTTATAATCCAGAACAACAGATAGTTCGTAGTATACGGGAAGTAGCACAACAAGCTTATGCAAGACAATTTAATATACAAAGGATGTAATCTATGCCTGTAAATAGAAGAACTGAAATAGTTCAGTTTATTGTAACTAGATTAAAAGAAATAGACGGTGGAGTATCGCCCTATGATAACTCCTATACCTTTGCAACTAACGTATTTGATAATGTATTTCGTAAAATTAGATTCTTAGACGAAGTTAATGACTTTCCATCGCTCTACGTTTCTGCTGGAACCGAAATTCGAGATTTTCAATCTGAAAATTTGACGGAAGCTACGTTAGACGTTATTATAAGAGCATACGTATATGGAGAAGATAATTCACAAACACTATCTGATGATTTAGTTCAAGATGTTGAACATATCATATACGCACTTGGCGATAATCCTGATAAGGGTATATTAGATATAACAATAGATAATATTATTACTGATGAGGGATTAGCTTTACCTTATGGTTTAGCAGAAATTGAATTATCAATAGTCTATAGACTAGAAAACTAAGGAGAAATAAATATGGCATCTCTTAATTTACAAAGAAATTCCGAGGTATTCTTCTCTTCCGTTGACTTAAACGGAGGGGCAGCAGTTACCGCTATGACGCCACAAAACACATGGAAGCTTGAAGTGCTTGCTGGTTTTGCTGTGTCTTCATCTGCCGCTACTCAAGATATTACCAGTCTAGAATCTGGTACTACTCCTGATCGCTCACAACAAAGATTCAATACAGCAATCAACCCTGTTGAATGGAATCTACAAGTATACCTAAGACCTACAGGTGTTGTTACTGGCGCAGCCGCTAACGGTACTGGTGCTGGAACAAATGCCTCTGGTAATGCTAAACCTGTAGCTGACTGGTTTATGTGGCAGTCTTTGATATCAAATACTAAACCAACTTCTGGTACAGCTGATCAATCAGTATGGTCTACAGGTGGTAAACTTGTTACAACTAACGTTGCAGCCGGAACAGGGTCTCACTCTTCTCGTACAAACTTCTCAACAGCTAGTGAAAACCACCTTTATTTTAAACTTGATAACGTTATTTATCAGGTTCAAGCTGCTACTGTTAACGGCGCTGCTGTTGACGCTGGTATTGAAGAAATTGCTACCACAACTTGGAGTGGCATGGGTACTATACTAACTGAACTTACTGGTACACCGCGTGATAATGCTATATCAGTATTTGGTGGAGTACTTAATAGTGGTTCTTCTGTTCTTGCTAACTCTAACGCAAGTGCTTTAAGTGTTGCTGCTGCATATCATCCTTTTAACACTATGAACGTAGCCGGAACTGTAGCAACTAATTCGTTTATTAAAAACCGTCTTAGCTCTATAGAATTCCATCATAAACCTACTGCTGCTGGTACTGACGTTAAATATGTGTTCCCAGTTACAGCTCTTAGCTTTGACTACAACAACAATATGACGTATCTAACTCCAGAACAACTAGGTTCACTTAATTCACCTATCGGCCAATTTACTGGTACTCGCGCTGTAACAGGCTCAGCTACTATGTATCTTCGCGCTGGAGACACTGAGTCAGCACAGTTCCTACGTAATATTGCTAACGATTCTAGAACTACTTCTTCAGCTACTTCTAATGCTAATCTTATCATTGGTGGAGCTACTGCACCTTATGTAGCCTTCCAACTAGATGCTTGTCAGTTTGAGTTCCCAGTACTAGCAATTGAAGATGTTATTTCTTTAAGTGTTAACTTTGTTGCTCAAGAGCCTGCAGCTACTAAAGGTGATGGTGGTGAAGTTAAAATATTCGCTGCTAAGTCTTAATAACTAAACTAAAGTGTTTCTGAGGGGGAACATTGTCTATTAACCAGAGAGTGTCTATCCGCTTGCAAATCAAGGTTCCCCCTCACCTTAGAACGCAGATATGCAGATAGACACTCACATTTAAATGAGGGAAAATCATGAGTAAAATTAAAAATATGATCGCTAAAGAATCGTCAACCTGGGTTCCATTCCCAGAAATTGAAGATTTTGAGGTGAATCTACGCTTTTTGACTAGAGAAGATCTACAAAAGGTCAGAACATCTAGTTTAACGTTTAAGTTCAATAAAAGAACTCGTCAGCGTGAAGAAGAAGTTGATAGTGCTAAGTTTCTTGAAGCATATGCTGAGAAAGCTATTGCAGGTTGGAGGGGCTTAAAAGTAAAGCACCTACCACTATTGTTACCTGTTGACATTTCTTCTATGGACCCCAATGAAAATATTGATTATAGTGATGAAGAAGCGCTAGAATTATTAAAAAATTCTACAATCTTTGACCAGTTTGTTACAGATACTATGAACGACTTTGAACAGTTCTCTAAAACAAAAACAGAGACAGACTCAAAAAACTAATAGACTACCTCCGTAGTACTTTTAACGGAGGTGGAGTAGACATAGATCAATATCTACTAATGTGCGAGCAGATGGGCTGGGAACCTGATGAGAATCAAATGCCTATTGACCCATCTACTCTATCTTTAGAAGTTCAACAAGCTTTAGTACTACTAAATGCTCTACCAGATAACTGGGAAGGCATGAGCGGTTCTTGGATGGGCAAAGATTATAGTGGTTTATCTGCGATTATGGATATATACGAAATCGATGATCGTAGAGTAGTTTTTGAATTGCTAAAACAAGCAGAACAAGAATTAGGTAAACACTATACGCAAAAGCAAAAAGAACAAGAATCTTTAAGCAAAGCAAAGAGAGCAAGATAATTGAGCATTATTAAGAATATTATCAAGACGGTATTTACTTCTGAGGGAGCTGCCGCTGTAGCAGCGGAAACAGCTGGAGTAACAAAAGCACAGACCCGTCTTGGACAAGGTACTGCTAGTGCTGGTCGTCAATTTGCTGCACAATCTCAAGGCTTAGGCGGTTTAGTAGCTGCCTATGCCGGTGCTGCTGCTACTATCTTCGCTCTTGAAGCTGCTTTTACTGCTCTATCACAAGCTGCTCAAGCTGAAACAATTGTAAAAGGTACTTCTGCTCTAGCTCTAGAAATTGGACAGAGTGGTCCAAGAATAATTGCATCTCTTCAACAAATTTCACAAGGTCAGCTAACACTAGCTGAGACAGCACAAAATGCTAACATAGCGCTTGCTGCTGGTTTTAATACTCAACAAATTGAAAGATTAACTGCTGTAGCACTAGGAGCTTCTAGAGCTCTTGGTCGTGATTTTACTGATTCTCTACAAAGAGTTATTAGAGGTTCTGCTAAGCTAGAGCCTGAACTTTTAGACGAACTTGGTATCTTTACTCGTATTGATCCCGCTGTTAGAGCTTATGCTCAAGCGTTAAACGTATCTGAAAACAATCTTACTCAGTTTGAAAGACGTCAGGCATTCGTTAATGCCGTTATAGCTGAAGGTGAGCGCAAATTTAGCGCAATTGATACCTCTGCAGCTTCTGCACAAAAATCTCTAGAACAACTACGTGTTCAAGTATCTAATTTAGGTACTGGATTCTTACAATTTGTAGGTGGAGTGTTAGGACCGTTCGTAAACTTCTTTAAAAATGACGCTGGTAACACTTTACTGTTATTTGGTGGTATATTAGCTTTAGTATTTGGTAAAGGTATTAGTATAATAGGAGATTTTGCTAAGAGTGGTCTTACTAATATGAGTAATCTAGCTAATGGTTTAGCTGCTCAAGCTGAAAAGATGAAGGGCACTTTTGGAGAGATAACCGCAGCTTCTGATACCTTTAATAAAAGTGTAAAAGATCGTGGCGGCTTATTAGGTGGTAAAGGCGGAACAGGATCTTTTGCTCAAGGAGCTGGGTTAACTAAAGACCAGATTTCTGCTGCTGCTCTAGCTAGACAAAATTTTGTTGGTGGTGGCGCTACTATAGGGGCAATGAGAGATACAGATATAAAAGCTCTTAAAGTAGCAGTAAATGCCTTAACAACTGCAGGTAAAGAACAATCTTTAGCAGTAAAAGATGCAAACCTAATACTAGACAAATATTCTGCTGCTGCAAAGCAAGCTACCCTTGCTACTAGAGGGTTTAGCGCGGCTGCTGGGGTAACTAGAGTAGCAGTAACAGCCTTAAGCGTAGGTATGAATATTCTTAATGCATCTCTTGGGATAATCTTCACAGTCATTACTGTAGCACAGCTAGCCGGTACGCTATTTGATAGAGACTTCCTAAGCGATATTACTGGATATTTTAAAGGCCTCAGCGACGAAACAGCTAATTTAACAGCTGGTTTTCTAGGATTAGCAGATGCTGCTGGTGGAGCTAGTCTTACTGCTTCTCTAAAACTTGCAGGAGCTGGTGCAGACGATCTAGAAGGATTGAATGACAGACTGGTATCTTTAAATGCTGAATTTACTAACCTGGCTCAGATTCGGCAGAAAAGCCTTGGCCCCACCAACACACTAGATCGCTCCACAAACCCAATTCAGGACCAAATTAGCGATGATTTTGCAAAGCTTAGCACAGATATTTTTAATAAAAAAGGTACATCAGGTGTAAGTGACGCTAATTTTAAGATTATACAGGAAAATCTATTAAAAACTCTAGTAATAAATGAGCGTATAAAGGAAATAGAAGCACAGATCGCAGAAGAAAGAAGTAACGCTGATCCTGATACTGATTTTGTAAATGCTAGAATACAAGAGAGAATAGAACTTGAAGCTATAGTAGATGCTACTACTAAGTACGCTGGAGGATTAGATGGTGTAGTTGGAGCTTTATCAAAAGCTAGCGGCATAAGTGCTGGAGATATAGTACGTACCTTAACTGATCCTAAATCAGCCGGTTCTATTAATATACTTACTGAAGATTTGGGTCTTTTTAATGACTTAACTGATGCCTCTGTACAAAAAATAAGCTTTTTAGGTGTTAAGCTAAATAATATTAATGGAAAAATTGATTTTAATAAATTATCAGAAGAAGAAAAACAATTTGTTATAAACACTATATTATTAAATAAAACTCTTTCAGACGGGGAAGCTGCTTTTGCAGCTGGTACTACAAGCTCTGAAAAGCTTGCAGCACAAGTGTCTGGCGCAGCTGCAGCACTAAAAGAATTAAAGACTTCAGGACTAGGTAGTGCTGCTGAAATAGAAAACGTAAGTGCTAGAGTAGAAGAACTTAATAGAAACCTAAGAGAACTTCAAACAGCGGAGAAAGTGCTTGACGGCATACAAAAAGCTTTTAGTGGGGCACTAGGCAAGGTAGATACTGCAGCTTTTACAGGTTTGATAAGCATAACTGGAAAACTAGCAAAAAATACAGAACAGCTAAAAGGTAACCAGCAGGAATATCTAAGATCTGTTATTGACGCAGGAAAAGCACTAGAAGACCGTCAAGATACTATTGGGGTAGGACCAGTCAAATCTACTGATCTGGGTCAAGCCGCACTAAATGCTACTGAGCTTACGCTAATAGAAGCGGGTGTTACTGCACAAAAAGCTCAAGTAGGCTTATTACTAGAGAATTACGACACAACTTTACAAATACTTGAGGCAGAGAAGAAGAAAAAAGCTCAACTAGAGCAAGAAAATAAATTACTTAGTGCGCAAAACGCCTTAGCTATTAGCATAGCACAGGCTAGAAATGTTGACACAGTTTCTAAGAACAGTATTGCCTCTGCTGATAGAAGCTTAGAATTAAGCAATGCTCAGCTAAGTAACATTAGGACATCTAATGACTTAGAGTTACAGCGTTTAAATAATGTTAATCAAATAGATGATATAGAAGCACAAATAGGACTTATAAAAGGTAGCTATAATGAGGCAGCAGCTAAAGCATCTTTACAGGCTGTAATAAATCAAGGCAAACTACTAAGAGGCGAGCGTGAGCTATTAGAACTTCAACGTACTCCGGAAGCAACTAGTGGTGATGTAATCGCTAAGCGCCGTGAGCTTATAGAGTTAGAGCGCAAAGTTCTAACTGATAATTATAATAATCAAAAAGCTGCTATTAATGCTCAGGGAAGTAATGCCGAAGCCGCTTTACAGGCACAAAAAGATAGCGTAGCAAGACAAACAGCGGCTATAGATAAAGAGATAACATTTAAAATCGGTGCATTTACCTTACAACAAAGGTTATTTGATACAGAGTCTGCTAACATAAGAAATAAGATACAAGCAGATATAGCTAGACTTGCTAGAGAAGAAGAAATTATAAAACAAACACGCGATCTAGAGATACAAAAAATAGAGGCTGCTAAGGCTATAGCTAATCAAGATAATGGTGCTCTTGTAGCACAATTAAAAGGCTATAAAACATTTGCTGATTCTACGAATGCTTTTAATAATGGCATATCTCTTTTTGCTACTGTTATAGCAGAGCTATTAGGCGTAGCTGGAAATGCTACGGCTAAAACTGCTATAGAAAAGACTGCTAAAGATCTTCCTGCACAAATAATTACGGATATAAATACCACTATATTAACAGCAGCACAAAATAAAGTTTCACAAGATGCTATATTTAATAAACAGATAGATCAGCTACAAACTATAGCAGAGCTAGATTTAGCAAATAAGCAAGCAGAAATACTTGGATTACAAGCTAACCTAGTAGACACTGAGAAACTAAGAGCTGCTCAAAAAGAGGGTGCTAATACTGCTCAAATCGCTGCTATAGAACAACTTCAAAACGCTAAAAAACTATTAGACCTAGAAATTAAACGTGCTGAAGCGCAAGCAGGATCAGAAGGTGGTGGAAGACTGTACGAGCTGCTTGAGCTACAAGCCAACTTTGAAAACAGCTTATTTCAACTTTCAGGAAAAACTTCTGATCTTAACTATGAGTTAGATATTATGAAGAATACTATGAATGCTGTTAAAGATGTTATTAAATCTAGTGTTACTCAAGCTCTAGTTGACTTAAATGCTTCTTTCTTCGATACCACTGATGATATTAGAACTTTTGGCGAGAAGATTCAAGATGCCTTCTATAATATATTTAAGTCAATACAAGAAACATTCTTTCAAAAGGCTATAGCCGAGCCAATAGCTAACTTTGTAACAGACGCCGTATCTGGATTATTTGGTGGCGGCAAGGAGACTAAAGGCGCTGATAATGCTAAAGTTATAGATGGGGCCCTACTAACTACTACTGCACAAAGTGCAGGAGAAAATCCAATTCTAGCAGTAGCAAAAGAAGGTAATGGATTCTTTGCTAGAACTTTAGATAGTATAAAGAATACCTTTAGTGGTATATTTGGACAAGGTGGCTTTGTATCCAATCTAATAGGTGGGGTATTTGGACAAGAGGGTATATTCGCTGGAGCCTTAAAAGGATTAGGCGGAATTGGAACGTCTATATTCTCTAGTTTAGGTAACATAATTGTTAACATACTTAGTTCTATTGGTAGCGGCGGTGGTGGAATTATAGGCAGTATAGCCAGCGGAATTGGCAGCCTATTTGCTAGTGGCGGAACAGTACATCACATGGCTCAAGGCGGCGGCGTAAATTCTTTACGAGATCGTGTACCAGCTATGCTAGAGCCAGGCGAGTTTGTACTACGTAAACAAGCAGCTAGTGCTATAGGTACCCCAGCACTACAAGCTATGAACGCTGGTGGAGCTGTTGGAGGAAATGTGGTAGTTAATATTAAAAACGAAGGAACTCCGCAGGATGCTACTGCATCAAAGCCTAGATTTGATGGAGAAAAGTTTGTTATTGACATCATTACTAGAGATCTTAGCAACAATGGACCGATTCGTAGATCAATGAGAGCAGGAAGTTAAAATGACAGCATCATACCCAAGCCAAGCAACAGCACCCGTAACAGCTTTTTCAACCGTAACTGAAGTTATATATAGCAGTACTGGTGCAGTTGTAGACTTTAATCTTCCTACTTCTGTCGATAATAGAGGTGAAGTAGTAGCTATTGTAGATGGTATAGTTCAGTCTACCACTAGTTATGATATATCTAATAGTGGAGTTACCGTATCTTTTCTTACAGCTCCTCAAGCTTCTCAGCTAACGCTGAGAACTGTAGCTATACCTGCTCGCTATAGAACTACAAGAACGTTTTCTACTGCTCGCAGTGTAGAGTACTCTAATAGCTACGTTAACATAGTTAATGGTAATGCCTATTCTATTAACTCTCATACACAAAGCTTTGCACTTCCTGAAGGAGTTTCAGTATCTTCAGCTTCTGATTTTATGGTATTTCTATCAGGAGTATATCAAAGTGCAGATAACTTTACTTATCCATCAGCGCTTTTAGGCTCTCAGGGAATAGATATAGCTGATAATGCTGCTGCTAAGTTACTACTTAACTATACTGGTAACTTTACTGATTCTAGCCCTTCTGCTACTACAATAACTAACGTAGGCTCTGTTACCACTTCCAATGCTATAGGTATCTATGAAGCAGTATTTAGTGGTAGTAACTATTTAACAGCTCCTTCTAGTGATAGCTTTAACATACATAGTCAGCAGTTTACTATAGATACTCACTTCAGACCTGCTACTGGCACTACCATGGCTTCTAATCAAACTCTATTTTCTAGATATCAAGATAGCAATGACTACTATATTCTACGCCTAGTAGGAGCTAACTCTAATGTAGGATTCATAGTTAACTCTGGAGGTTCTATTACAGAGTTATATGGAGGAAACGCTAATGGAGGATCTAACTATCACGTAGCCGTTAGTTATGATATTAATTCTGCTGTTATCGGACTGTATGTAAATAATGTTAGAGTAAAAGTAGGCAGCTTTTCTACTAGTGCTACCACTGCCGGTCCTATAGAAATAGGTAGAGCTAATACTATCAGCCAATATTTTAAGGGTAATGTAGACTTTACACGCTTTGCTACTAGTAACAGATATAATTCTGCAACAATACAACCTATAACAGTGGGTACTGTGCCACAAACAGTTACTAGTGCTGCCCCTTTAGGATCAATAGATCCTACAGATACGCTAAGTATCAGAGTTTTTGACTCTGCAGTAACTACTACTGATAGATTTACCTCTATGGCTGACAGAAAACCAGACAGAGGTATCAGCTCTAGCAGAAAGTATGATGTAAATACATTTACTTCTCAGGCTGGGTATGAAAAAAGACGGCTAAAATCAAGAAGATCTAAAAGAGATTATAGTTTGCAGTATACTAATGTAAGTGGAGTAGAAAAAACAGCTATAGAAAACTTCTATGCTGCCAGAAGCGGAGAGTTCGAAGCTTTTACATTTGACTTGTCACATATCAACGAAGCTGGTACAATAACTGTAAGATTTGATAAAGAGCTACAAATAACACAGGTTTTATCTGTAGGAACTGCTTTAACAGATAACTTTTATGACGTAAAATTTAGCTTAAAAGAGGTTTTTGATTAATGACTGCTCGCAACTACGATGTTATACTAACTGTTTCTAATGCAGCTAGTTTTGCAACCTCTAACTTTATTGTTGGTAATACTACTGCTACCGTAGCTGTTATTGCTAATGTAAATACTACCGCTAATACTCTTAAAGTAAAACTAAGTAACATTCTACAACAATTTAGTTCTTCAGAAGTTATACACTCCAATTCTATAGTTATATCTGGAACTAGCCTAGGTATGCTTACTCAGGCTAACACCTTTGTATCTAACGTAATGTCTGGAAATGTTACTACAGCTATAGCTACTATAGTTAGCACAGCTCCTAGTAACTTTATAGCTGAGAAAAACGCATTTACACAAAATCCTATAGTTAGACTTTATTCTATATACTATCCTGGTGAGTGGTACCCTCCTAATGAGAACGGCAATCCTACTGGACAAGGTGAAGGCAGAGCTTGGCCTGTAGACTTTCCTGTTCGCTTTGCTGAAGTAGTTAGTGACTATGTATCTGATTTATCTTATAATGTAATATATGATAATGTAAGTTATATACCTTTTCCTGTAAATCTATCAGGATTTGATATTAACTCTGATGGTAAAATTAATGAGCTGAGTCTTACCGTTTTTAACGTAGATAATCTTATATCTGCTTTAGTAGAAGATCCTTTCTTAGTTGGTAATAATACTTCAAACTCTGTTATAGCTATAGTAAATAATGAGCAAGTTCACGGTATTGACCCCCGAACGGTTAATGCTAATCCTGCTGATGTAGGAGTTCCAAGTAGCGAAGCATATAAGTCTTTAACTAGAGCCCGTGCTAACGGTCTTGCTTATAGTGGTGATGTAGTAGGTATTTATGGCACAGCTAATGCTAGCTTTACAAAAACTCAAACTGCTGTAGTTAATGGCACATGGCAGGCACAAAAACAAGATACTAGAGACTTACTTGGGGCTGTAGTAGAGATTAAAACTACTTTTGCTAACTTCTTAGATTATTGGCCTGAATATAGTACTGCGCGTTTTATTACTTCTAACGTGATTGAAGTATATAACGCTGTGCCATATAGAGTAGGTGATAATGTAATAACAAGTGGTAATACTATACAAGCTACTATTCAGGCAATAGAAGAAAATAGACTACTATTTTTAACTAATCCACTAGGCGACGCTACCACAGCAGGTAGTCCTATATACATAGTTAATAAAAAAGCTGATACTGAAAGCTATGTACAAGATAAATTTAAAATAAATCAGTTAGAAAGTTTAAATGATCATATAGCTAGTTTTGGCTTAGTTTCTTGGCTACAGTACTTTAAAATAGTTACTCCTAAGAGGAAATACTATAAAAATACTTGTCAATGGAAGTATAAAGGAGAAGAGTGTCAATATCCTGGACCAGGAGGTATAGCCATCCCTGGCACTAGTCTAACATCAAATAATAATCCAATTGCTGCAAATAATCAGATTGCCGCTGATTCTGCTGGAGATGTATGTGCTAAGTCTTTAGCTGCCTGTACTCTTAGAAATAACCAAGTACATTTTGGAGGTTTCCCTGCATCAGGAAGAACAGTCCCAAAACAATAAAGTTAAAGGTTGCATATTACCTTGGATTCATATGTTTGGAAGTATAGAAGGTGACTATAAGCTTTGTTGTTTCTCAGAATACATGAGTGGTACTAAAGTATTAGGTACGTCAGATCAAGCTTTACTTGATGTGTGGAATAATGATAATTATAAGTCAGTAAGAAATAGTTTTTTACAAGGTGAGATACCTACAGAATGTAAACAAGCTTGCTATGATAAAGAAAAAGCCGGAGCTACTAGTAGCAGGCAGAGTAACAACACCAAGTATTCTAAATATGCCTTCGTACAAGATTATACAGTTACAGATGGTAGTATAAAAAATAAACCTATATACTTAGACATACGTTTTGGTAATCTATGCAACTTTAAATGCAGAATGTGTGGACCTGCTTCTTCTACTAGTTGGTATAAAGAGTATCCCTATAAAAAATATAAAGCTATAGATAATTATACTAATAACGTTATTTTTTGGGATAGTTTACCTGATATAGCTTCTAGTATACAAGATGTATATTTTGGCGGTGGAGAGCCGATAGTTCAAGATGGGCACTATAAGCTGTTAGAATTCTTAATAGATCGTAACCTTGCAAGTAATATAAATCTAAGCTATAACACTAATTTAAGTTACTCAAAATATAAAAAATATGATCTAGAGGCTATCTGGTCTAATTTTAAAAACGTAGAGCTATCGCCTAGTGTAGATGGTTACGGAAAAAAAGCAGAGTATGTACGAAGTGGCTTAGTTTGGTCAAAGTTTGAAGATAATTATAATAAGTTTTCAAAGCATATTAGTACTATAGGAGCTGTAATTAATATATATAGCATAACATCTATGCCTAATTTAATACTATGGTGCAAAAAACGTAATGTATATTTAAATGGAACTATACAGATAAATCCAGAATCTCAGTCTATAACATGTCTACCATTAGATGTTAAAGCTAAACTTACAGAATTATATACTAGTTTCCTAACTAAATATATAAGCATACTTGACCCTTCCGAGATTCATAATATTAATAGCTGGATATTATATATGAACTCTAGTGATGATTCGCATCTTCTTAAAGAGTTTAAACAGTTTAATGATAAGTTAGACTTATCTAGAAATGAGTCTTTTATTGCTACCTTTCCGGAGTACACATCTTGGTACAACAATATTTAGGCGTACAACATGAATATGGTACTTTTGATTGCATAACCTTAGTTAAGCACTTTTATAAAAATCAACTAAATTTAGAGTTTAGTCTACCGACATATCCTTATGATATAAGTTGGATAAAGACCTTTACTACAGAATACATAGATCAATGGGCGTTAAGGTATTCTGTAAAAGTTAACTTGACAGAGCTTAAAAATTATGATGTAATAGCATTTAAGTCAAGAAAGACAAAGTTAATAATACATTTTGGTATTTATTTAGCACCTAATAGGTTACTACACGTAGAGCACGGGGGAGCATCGCGTATAGATAGTTTATCTACTTATTGGATAGATTACATATATGCTATATATAGACATGAGCAATTGGTATGATAAATATACAGGGCTACCTTATAAACATTTAGGGTATGATCCTATAGAAGGCATTGATTGCTTTAACTTATGTAAATATGTATATAAACAAGAACTAGATATAGATATACCTTATTTTGCTTCTGATTACTGTAATATTGTAGATGATGATTGGTATGCTAAAACACATGATCAATTTATATTAAAAGCTGCCAATGATCCTAGCTTAGGGTGGGTAAAAGTAAGTGAACCTAAGCTATACGATATCATAGTTATGAGCTTAGGCTCTACTCATGTAGCTAATCACTGTGCTCTATATGTTGCTCGTAATAAAATGCTACAGACTATGCTAAAACATAAAAGCTGGATAGCTCCTTATGGAACTTACTATAAACAATATACTGTGGGGGTATACAGATGGAAAACTTTACAAAGCTAAAAGAAGATATGAATAATCATGCACTATCTTACTATCCTAGAGAAGCAGTAGGTATAATAACTAAAGATTTTTTATATATTCCTTGTAAGAATTTAAGTAATAATCCAAATATTACATTTTTTTTAGATCCAGCTGCTTTAGTACAGTATGATGGTAACATATGGGGCATATTCCATTCCCACCCAGGCTCTGATAATCCTATACCTAGCTCAGAAGACAAAGTAAGTGCGGCATTTAATGAGTATAAATTTTTAGTAGGTTTTAATAATAAATTTTTTATATACTGGTATGATAGTAACATAGACGCACTAAAATTTGATACGTTTAAGGAAGCACATCTTGTTAACAACTCTTAAAGTTCACTCAGCCTTTAATAAATTTTTTAATCAGTCTAGTTATGCTGTAGATATAACTAGCTATGCAGACGTGTTATTTTATATTAACTCTATGCACCCTAAATTTATAGGTTATTTAACGGAACAAGAACTTACTGGTACTAATAACGAAGGTTATGTTTTTTTAAATAAAGATTTAACTATACTATCTAATGATGATCTATTCATGACTAAAGCTAGAGAAGGTGACGTCATATACCTGGTACCAGCAATTATTGGTGGCGGAGGTAAAAGAGGTGGTATTTTTGCTATTCTAGCAGTTGTAGGATTAGCTATTGTCACTGGGGGTTTTAGTTTAGCCGCTGGATCTGTGGCTGGAGGAGCGGCTGGCCAAGCTGGTGCAGCTCTTGGTAGCCAAGGAATCTTTGGTAGTGTTTTTAGCGCTTTTAAAGCATTACCTGCTTTTGCTCAAAATCTTGTTACTAGCGTGGGTTTGAGCGTATTAACTAGAGCATTCCAAAGACAGCCTTCAGTGAATGAGCCTGAAGCTGTACGTGAGAATGGAGCTTTTGAATCTTTAACAAACTCAACCAGTAGCGGTACCCCTATCCCCTTACACTATGGTATGCCTAGAGTTTCTGGGCAGTTTTTAAGTGGTTATGTAGATTCAACACAGCACGGAAAAAATGATCTAATTAAGGTAAGGGATAAATTTTAATGGCTATAGTTAAACAGTATATTCAACACGCAAATAGTTTAGTTCCTAGAATTGTAGGATCTAAAGGTCGTCAACACACTCCAAAGGAATCTCCAAATAGTTTATTTTCTACAGATATATTATTTGTAACAGTTGGACTAGGAGAAGGCCCTTTATATAGAATAAATCCTAATGGAGCACAAGATATACAAATTCAAGATAGTAGTGTTGATGATCTTATAAATTTAGACGGAGATGGTAACGCTAATACAGATAAGTTTATATATAATTTTACTACAGGCACTACTACACAAAATCCTATGCCTGTTTTTGGAGAAGCTATAATTACTCCTCAAACTTTTGCTAATATAGTAGATTTAAAATATGGCAATGTAGCAGGTATACCAAAAAGTGCTATAACCTTACAAGAAACTAGCCAATCTGATTGGGACGCGATATCTTTTAAATTTCAAATATCAGGTTTACAGATTCTAGAAAACGATGGTGATACTAAGCCGCATACCGTATCTGTATCTGTAAAAATATTTGACAGATTAGGTATAACCTTAATTGCAAGCACTAGTAAAACTATTACAGGTAAAACCACTACTGCCTTTAAGTTCAATATCAAACTGCTTATACCTGAGCAGTATAAATCAGCAGATGGTTATAGATTTACAGTAGAGAAAAGTTCACTGGATAGCGATAGCTCTAAAAAAGTAGACAATGTAGGCTTAATCGGTTGGGATGAAATCGAAAACTCTAGACAAGCATATCCTCGTACTGCTGTTATAGGATACGCTATAAAAGCTGAAAATCAGTATACAGGTGGCGTACCTAGTTTTACCTCTTTGGTAAAAGGCTTGCTTGTAAAAGTACCTAGTAATTATAATCAGCCTATCTTATCAAACGGAGAGATAGACTGGAGAGAAATAGAAATACCATCTAGTACATTAACCACTACAGGTTATAGGTTACAGAAGTCAGGTACAGGTACTATACTTACAACGGCTAATCCACAAATATATGTAGGTACTTGGGATGGTACTTTTGTATATTCTTGGACACAAAATCCTGCATGGATAATATATGATATACTGACTAATAACACTTATGGTCTAGGCATTGCAGAAAATAATATAGATAAGTTTAGATTTTATCAGATAGCTCAGTACGCTGATGCTTGTGATTCTACTACTGGAGCATTTAAAGGTGTTAGTGGTCTAGCTGATGGTTCTTTTAGAAATAAACCTAGAGGGCAATTTACTAGCATACGAGAAAATCAAGTTGGCCTAAGCAAAGGTACAGTAGTAGCTGAAAGAAGATTTATAACTGATATATCTATATCTGAGCAAAGTCAGACCGTGGACTTACTAAACTCTTTGGCAGCTTCTATTAGAGCAGCTGTTATATATTCTGGAGGCAAGTTAAGTTTAGCTATAGATATGCCCGATGAATTCCCTGTAATGTTATTTAATGAAGCTACTATTAAAGATGGTAGTTTTCAGATATCGGGAGCTAAAGAAAGTGATACTATAACTGGTGTAGATATTAGTTATATTGAGCCGTCAAATCACTTTAAAAGAGAAGTAGTACGTATTGATAGTGCTGATGCTAATGATGGAACGGATGTTTCTACAATAGATAACATTGCTAGTTTAGAATTGATGGGTGTTACTAGAAGAAGCCAAGCTATAAGAGCTGCACAATATCAAATAGCCTCTACTAAATATATTAGAAGAACTGTTACATTTAGTACTGGTACAGAGGCTATGCATCTAAGTCCTGGAGATGTAATTGCTGTAGCAAGTCAAGGTACTGGCATAGCTTATGGTTACGGTGGTAAAGTTATAGCAAATACAGCTATAAGCACCTCTACTGATACTAACGTAACCTTAGAGCACTTTACTGTTCCCGGGCTGAGTAATGCCGTATTTACTTCTAATACGTACCCTCTTGCACTAAGAGTTATACGCGCTGATAGTGATCAGATGGATGTATTTTTACTTAGTAATACCACTTATGGCCTATTTAACACAGGTAATGTAGACTCTGGGTATGATACCGCTAATGTAAAAGTAATTGCTAGGTTTGATCCTACTACTAAAAGTATGATTACAGTATCTACTGGTCTAACTGCTAATATAGCTCCTAGGGCAGGAGATTTATGGAGCTTAGGGCAGTTTGAGAATGTAGGTAATTACTACTCTAACAAATCTGGAAAGTTATTTAAGGTAACAAATATAAGTAGAGAGGCAGAAGAAGAATCTTTTACTATTTCTGCTGTAGAATATATCTCTAATATATACGTAGATTCTGATACCTTTATAAATTATGAGCCTACTGCCTATACAGATATTGATAACCCACTTACTGTTCCTCCAGCTCCTTTAATTAATTTTAGAGCAGTACCAAGAAGAAGATTAGATGGCACTATTGCTATAGATGGCATTATTGAGGAGTCTAGCGATCGTTTTGGCTATGGTCAGGCTTATTCTACAGTCTATGAAATATCAAAACCTGATCAGTCAACTACTATAGATAAAATAACAAGTACAAATCCTCTAACTTTTACTTTAGATACTATAGGAGATATTACTAATGGTACTAGCCCTGCTACTTTAGTAGGTAAAAATGGTTATACTACTAGTATAGGTACTATAAAGCTACTATGTAATAGTTACTCTGTAGTAGATACCCAGGGGGGCGCATTAGCAGGTAATATACAGCTACAGATAGATGGATTAGCAAATGCTTTTGATAGGAATTTCAATAAGCATGTACTTGCAGTAAATGATGGCGGAGTATTTGGTAATCTAAAAGGCTCAGACTATGTTTCTATACCTGTTATAGAAAAATCTAATACCGGTGGCTTATTAAACTTTATAGGCTATAATAGTCAGATTACTAATATTTCAAGACTTATTTCTGCTTCTAATACTACTAGTAGTACTATTAAGCTTGAGAATACTATTACTAATGGGTTATCACTAGTAAATGTTCTACCCACAGCTCCGTTTTATATAACAATAGATCAACTACTAGATTCAAGATATTATAATAATAATAGTTTTTTTGTTCAAGGTACTGATTATACTTATATAAATGAAGGTAATATTAACACTAATATATCAACTAATTTTATAGATATAGATATAAAACCTATATCTTCTAATTTTGTAAGATTATTCATAGATGGTGTACAGAAGAGTAGTGGTCAGTTTACTACTAATATTAATAGAAGTTTAGGCATTAAGGCGAACATAGCGTATGCCCTATCTTCTACAGATACTAATTATCGTATAGAAGTAGACCACTATACAGTACCTACTATAGAAGTTGGAGACCTTATTCAGCCATATGCGGGAAACGTATTTACCGTTTCTAATACTACTTATGATCCTGCTAGTAGTGATTATAATGTAGCTATGACCGCTAACTCAGTATTTAGAATAGCTCTAGCTACTAAACCTACCGCAAACTTATCTGGTTTATCTTTTGTTAATGTGTCTCCTAACCCTGTAGGAACACTAAATAATACATCAGCTAACTCAATAACTTTTGACTATGATGCTACTGCCTATGCAGGATCGTTTAACCTAGCGAATAATAGATTGTATAGTATAGAGGTAGGCGGGGAGTTTGATAGGCTTATTCTAACCGATGATTTAACTATACGAGATTTACCTATAGGTATTACTTCACTTAGAGCTAGAAATAAAAGTATTGTTGGAAGAACTAGCCCTTATACCACTAAGAGTATAAATGTATCTTATATACCTATACAAAAAGTTAATAACTTACAAGTAATAGAATCTTTATATAGAGAGCAGACTGGTGGAGTGTCTGTTAGAGTTACTGCCGTATTTGATCATATTCTTAATCAAGAAGTTACCGACTACGAAGTATCTTATAAGCTTGATAATGTTGATAACGTAGGTGATGATGATGGTGGCGGATCTTTAACATCTTTTAATACGGTTAAAATACCTGCTACTGGAGTAGAAACTGATGGTAAAATTCGTTTTACGGTTAATGGTATAAATAGAGGGCTTACTAGTGATACTAACTCTGTAGTATTCAGAGTAACTCCTCTTAATAAAAGTATACGAGGTATTACCGCAATAGCTTCTAAGTCTATAGTAGGTAAAACAGCTAAGCCACAGCCTATTACAGCCTTTACTGGCGGTCAACAAGATGATCAAATTACTCTTTTTTGGCAATATGCACGTATAAACGGTGAATTAGCTGATTTAGACTTAAAAGAAGTGGTGTTCAGAAGAGCTCCTGGTACAGTAGCTTTTACAGTAGAAAACTATATAGGATCTGATCCTTATGTAACTGTTTCTGCAGGTAGCGCTAGAAAATCAGTACCTATTGATACATATGGTACATACACCTACCTAGGAAGAACCAGAGATACTAGTGGTAACTTTAGTGAGGAAGTTGTAGGAGTAACACTTACCACTACAAAATCACAAAGAACAAACACTGTTGCTGCTTATAGTGAAGATGCTCCAGCTACTCAATTTGCTATCATACCTAATAATAACTCAACAGAGAGCAACTTTCCATCGTTTGCTAATTCTAATACTGGCGGTATAGCTTATTCCTATACTTCTAGTGTAGATAATGCTAACGGTTCTTCTTCTGGGTGGAGTGCTATTGCAGGGCTAGTTACTGATCTACTTGCTGTAAGTAGTGCTGAGTACGTTACTCAGATAAGAGACTTTGGTTCTATAGTTAATGGTGCTATATCCTTAGACATTGAATCTACTCAAGAAATTCAAAGTACTTACAATGATCAGCATACTATGTATTTAGAAAGCATATCTGAGTCGTCTACTGCGTCTAATGTGCTGATTGATGTTGATTTTGGCGGTATAGGCCACGTCCTAGGCTTTGCTAATGTTAATGTATCATCAGCTAGATACGATGTAAATAATCAGTCATGGATGACAGGACCTGCAGATGGTAATGTATGGGCTATATGGAATCATGGACAATATGTTGGCGATACAGCTAACTCTAACTCTTATGCACTAATAGCTGGTGTTATAAATGCTAATGCTATTGCTTTAGGAGCTAGCTTTTATGCAAACGGTAATGCTACAGGATCTAATGCTTTTTCTAATGTTACTTCTGGTAACGATAAATATACTTTAGTTAATTTTACCCAATATTCTGATACAGGTGAACTTACTTATGCTGGTGACTTAGGGGCTATATCTACACAAACTTTTATAAGAACTTCTTCCTCTACAAGCTTATACTATGCTAATGGTAATGTAGACGTAACACAGTTTGATGCCTCATCTACTAACGAGGGTTTTATACCTTATGAAGCTGGTACTAAAGTATTTAGATACTTCCAAATTAAATTTGCTGTAAACAACTTAAGACCTGATGAATTTGACTTTACAATTGATAAGTTTAGATATACTATAGATAAAGAGCAGACTATATTTACGGATACTGTGTTATATGACAGTTCACCAAAGACCGTTAGCTATGCTGCTTCTAAATTTATTAATAGACCTGTTATATCGTACACAGTGTTAAACTCTATAAACCAAGAGCAAAATCCGCCAATAGTAATTACTACAACGGCTAGTAACTCTTCAGTAACTTTTAAACTACTTAACTCTCAGGGTAGTGGTGAATATACAGCTAATAGTACGGCAAACGTTATGATAACAGTAGTAGGAGTATAAGAATATGGCTTTAGTAGACTCAAATACGTATATTGAACCTACCGCAGGTACCGCCCTTAATACCTCCAGAAGCCAGCTGAATAACTCTCTAAGATCAATACTTACTAATTTTAGATCTTCTGTTGCTCCTGGCTCTGTTAACTTACGTGCCAGTGGTGCTAATATCGGTGAACAAGATGGTATGTTATTCAGAAGTACAAACACTAACGCTTTGTACATCTCTGACTCTGCAAAAGTAAAATCATCACCTGTAGGGGGTAATTTTACTCGTGTAGGCTTAGGTAGTAGGATAGAAAATGGTATAGTAGCTCTTACCGCTAACGCAGCTACTTATGAAATAGGAGAGTTAGTATCTACAGTTTCTGCTTCTGCAGGTCTTGCTAGTAACGCTAGATTATACCTAAATATTGCTAACAATAGAACTATGGCTGACTTTATTGACGTAGGTATCCCTCCAGCACTATCAGTTGTTAATACTATGATAGCTATTGGCGGAGTAACTGGAGATAGACTCAATCTTATAAATTTTGCAACTAATGGTAACTCTGGAGCAAATGCTCACTTAAAAATATCTACTACTGTAGGAAGTAATACAGCTTTTGCTCTAGGCACCTCTAATACTGTATCTAATGTATCATTAGTTAAGATGGACGGTTCTCACGGTCAGGGCATAACGTCTGGTATTAACATTATAGATCAGACAGGTAAACAGTATGCACCGCTAGCAGCAAATATTATATCACAAGCTACTATTCAAGGAGCAACTACTACTATAGCTCCATTAGTTCCTGCAGGTACTATAATGGCCTGGGCTGGTTCAACAGCTCCTTCAGGTTATGTGCTAGCAGATGGGTCAGCTTTATCTAGAACTACCTACGCAGCTCTTTTTGCTATATGCGGTACCACCTTTGGTGTAGGTGATGGGACAACTACCTTTACTTTACCTAGTCTTACCGGTAGAACTGTAATAGGAGTTAGTGGTAGCTTTGTTAGAGGTGCTAGCTCTGCTGCTGTAGGAGCAGGAGCTGAACTAACTACAGGCTCTGCAACACAAACTATAACATCTACTACTACGAGTGTAGCAGCGTCTGCTAAAGACTCATCCCTTACCACAGTAATTAGTGCAATAAGTACTTCAGCACATACGCATACGCTAGCTATGGCAGGTCTAGGCTGCTATTACATAATTAAGACATAAAAGGATAATATACAGTATGAAATACTATAAAGTAAATATTGATGAAATGCACCAAGAAAAAGTATTTTTTGAATATAGAGAGATCACAGAAGATATTAAAGCACCTTTAATTGCTCGCGCATTTCCTTTAGCAAAGTTAGGAGCTTTAGAGCCTAAGTTCTTAGATCTAGTAGCTGGATCTATTATTGGTATATACTATGAATCTAGAGGTAGTTCTGAGGTTAGAGAAA